GCACCTTACTTTTGATGATTCCATCCTCTACATATACAACTTCGTAAGCGTCACCAAACTTATTGACTCTATCCAGAATCTGATAATCTACTGTCTCGTACTGCCCTAATTTGTATATTTCGTTAAAATTCTTGATCGTATTTTCGTTACCACTAAATGATACCTTCTTGCCAAGTAAGTACGTTGCGTGGAATCTCAGTACCGTTTTTGCGTAGTTCAGAATCGTCTTTCTTGTAATGAGTTCTTTTCCCTTATAAGCAGAGTTCTCTCTTCCAAGTACCTTATGTCTGCCTGCAAGATAGTCACGATTCGCAATACATTTTGTAATTCTATTCACATGATAAGGTTGATTGACTTCCTCTACAAACCATTTGGCAGGATTCTCATACTTATTTTTATACTCTTCAATCGCCACGTTGTCTCTCCTTTCTGTTCTGTTTCTTCTATATAATACTGTTAAAATGGATACCATAATCCATTCTTTATTCCTTGAATACATAAGCACAATCCCATAACTAAATCATCATGACTGCCACTGATTGCGCCCATACTTCCATTATCATTTGCAACGAACACCTTCATCTCTTCGAGCATATCCTTGCTTTTAATTTGGATCAGTCCCTTGTCGAACCATTCACGGCAGTCGTTGACGATAATAGATTTGGTCTTATTGTTAGTGTCAAATCCGACCCTCCAGATCGTCCGCTGGAATTCATCATATGTCTTATACTTGGTCATATTCATGTAATGTTGTTCATAGCGCAGACGTTCAATAACACTGTGTCCACCGCTTGCTTTCTCAACCGTCAGCAACGCCTTATTATAATACCGCCCTAAAGCATTTAAGACATCGGCATACTGATATGGTTTGATCTTGTTATTCCTAAACTCAGCCACCTGTTGACCTTCTCGATTTAACACGATAGCAGTAGAGTAGTCCTGTCCCAATCCTTCTGAGCAATCGACACCTATATAATATTTCTCGCCCATTCGTGGCAACTGCCAGATATGAAACGTCTTACCAAGATACGGTATTAATATAGTGGGAATACCTGTGACCTGTGTCTTTGCCAACGGCTTAATCTTGTGTTCTACGATTGTAGTAAGTGATGCCGTAATCCTCTTGCTATCAAATAACTGTTGTCCTGTCGTTAAGAAACATTCAGTGTCCGTAGATGGATATTCAACTTGGAATGTATCAAGTCCGTCTGTAGATACCTTCTTTCTTCGCCACGCAATCTGCGCCAAAGAAGCACCCATCTTTAATAATTCCTGTTCATCTTCGTCAAGTTCCATATCTTTAATCTTCTGAGACGTTCTTGCTTCATACTCAGCCACGGCTTGTTCATATTGATTAGCAAACAATGATTTACCGTTAATCCAATTAAAAAAGAACGGTTTATATGAATTGTCTCCGTTCTTTGCTTGTATGTATAATTCTGAAAATTTATTAAAACCATTTGCCGTAGATTCAATAATGATTCTCCCAGATTCACTAACCGCCTGTGATAATGCGTGTAACTGTTTATCTGCGTTCTTCCAAAAAGCAAATTCCGATAAATGCACGATACCATTCAATGTATCGCCACGCCCAATCTCTTTGTTCCCTGCCGTCAAGCAAGTAATCTTGCTACCGTTATCAAAGCATAACGCCTGTCTGTTATTTACAATCAACTTCGGTTTAATGATATCTGGTAAACTGTGATACTGTTGTTTTAATTTATCAAAGATAGTGTTGCAACTAGATTGATTGTGACTTACCAGAAAACAAGTTGTGTTCTCATGTACCACACATTCTCTAATTGACAATGCAATGGTAATGGATGAGATACCTAACTGTCTACTCTTAAGGATAATGTTATTGGATTGCATATTCTGAACCAATTCTTTCTGTTCGTCTGTCAATATAAATGGCACGAGTTTTCCTTCTTTATCCGCAATCTTGATAAATGATTCGATCCAAGCCACCTTATTCTCGTCTTGCCACAGCCAAGCAAGTTTTTGTGCATTTGCTTTACTGATCATCACGCACCACCTTTGAGCGCAGGAATATTAATACCAGATAATAACACATCCAATTCGTCCTCTGAATCCTCAAAGAAGTCACTGTTGTGGAAGTTCTCGACATACTTAGCAGCGTTAACATCTCCATTCAGTGCCTTGTTCATCATTTTCTGGTATATCTGCATTGTATTTAATGTCCTCATATTTTTCATGTATATTTTAATTGCTTTCTGAGCATCATCTCTAATGAGCCAGTTATTTTCACAAAATTCTTCTGTTTTATTCGTTCCATCCTTGCTCTTAAATTGCATATCACATTGGCATAACTCGTCCCATTTGCATCTTTTTTTCTGGTCAGATAAGTACCACTGCACATATTTTGCTATGTGATATGGGCAGATTTCCTGCATCTTTTGAAGCAATGTTTTATCTTTACTCTTTGCCATTTGTTTCTCCTTTCCTGTTTGATTTTAAAAGTCCAATAATATCCGATTGCGCAACTTGTTGTGCGATCGAAGTTCAACATTTAAGTGAGCGTAGCGAATCTAATGTTGGACATCTAGGGGTTTGGGGCTTGTCCCCAAGAGGATGGGGAAACCTTTACACTCACAACTTATCTGGCACCATCCGACACACATTTTGTTGTAGGTCAAACGCCCACTCCTACGGGTGGTCATTTCGACCCACACAAAATATATGTCAGTATGGATGCCTATTAACACAATAAACACGCAAAAAACGCTTCGCTTATTTTCGCTCTCTGTCAATTGCGGCAAGCGCAATTTCCTATTGGGGAAGATTACTTTTTCTTTTTAAAATCGTCGTTTTCTTCAGTATTTATAAAGGTTTTTGTGCGTTTTGCGTACGTTTTCGTTACGACCCTATATAGAAGCATCGTAACAATTTCGTACGCAAAATGGCAAAAAGTCCAGTAATATTAACAAAAAACGACGATTTTATATTCTCACTCTAACTATCGTCCACAATCTAACGTCCTTACTACGACCATCAATTTTTCGTTTTGTTCTTTTCTCATTTATCTTATAAGGTATCCCCATCTGCAATAATCGTTCATTTATCGTCTTTGCAGTTTTAACAATTCGTCTATCTTTGCGTACAGCCAATTCCTGCACAAGTTCATCTTTCTGGGACTTATCGCAAAATTCTGTTTTATCATTCGCATATCTTTCCAAAGTAAACATGATATTAATGTACTCTGGTTCGTAAATCTCATATTTCCATTTGATTATGTTGCCTAACCTGTCATATTTGTGCGTTCTCTCGAACTTATCAGCAAGATATGCGCAGTATCCATAATCATTGAGATTTATCATCTTATTGTAGAGTTCAATGTCGCTTTCTTTTTTCTTAAGCATCAATTCATTAACTTTTAAGCAATTATCCTTTTTATCAGTGTAAATGATTCCACTCTTATCTACGTTAGCGTTAAATCTTGGGTATTCTCTATAAAATTCATCTTCTCCATTGAAGTCAAGGAACTGTGCAGGCGTAATATTTTTCTTGATTTGTGTGACCATACCGCCTAATTGTTCATTGGTTCTCGCACGAACATAAACGTCAATCTTCTCTGAGTATGCGCCATTGTCTTTTCTTCTGCCGATACGTCGTCTACCCATGCACTGGATCAATGAGCCAATATCACGAATGTCGATCATAACCTCTTTTACGTCCTTGTCTTTGATATTTACGCCTGCATCGAGGCAAGCAGTAGTGATAAGTAGGTTTTCCTCGAATCTCTCATTTTCGAGCATCTGGTTCAATTTCTCTTTGTCCATATACTTGGCATAATCTTTGTTGCTATCGCTACAACAGAAGATTGCATGATCTTCGAACTGCTTGTATAACTCGTATGCCTTTTTGGCAGATTCAATAAAGAAGATTGCCTTCGTACCTTTGCAAATTACCTCTTCTGCTTTACGTTTAAATGCGTCCTCTCTGTAAAAGAAGTAGAGTTGATTGATAAATGACCAATTGGTTGGTATCTTGTATTTAAGGGGCTTTATGCCTTCTCTGATGCCTAATTTTTGGGCGTTATCTGTTAAATAATCTCTCATATAGGATTCAATATTTTCGCCTGTTGCACTCATGAAAATCTTTACTGCCGTAGGACATTCCATTATCATGTCATAAGCCACGTCTGTCGTGTCATTAAAGGACGCATCTTCTGTGAAATAATGATATTCGTCTGATACAATGTAACCGTAGTCGTATGGATTAAAGAAGTCCTCTTCTCCGAAGTCATTGTATCTTGACTTGTGCATGGAAAACTTCTGATATGTCACTATATCAATCACATCATCTTTGCCGTCGGCTTCAATTTCCATGACGAACTGATCAACACATTTACGTCTATGTATAAGGAAAAGAATCTTTTGACCCTCTTCCTTTGCAATATCGTATAACGTGTTCTTAATAAAGTATGATTTACCAACGCCTGTGCCTGCCGCAATAATGACAGGTACATCTGGTTCCCATTTCTGAATATCTTCAACTGTAATTAGATCGCTTACTCTTGTATTTTTACTTACTTTTCTTGTATTTGTTGCCATATTTTGTTGCTCTCCTTGTTTGATTATTTAGATAAGTATTCTTTGATTGTTTTTTCCAGATTCTCGGATTGTCTAAAAATAAATACATTCTTGTCTGGACATTTTTCATTACGCTCCATCTTTTTAAGGATAAATCCCTGCACCATGAGATATCCCGCTAGTTTTTGGTTAAAAATAATTTTGTTTTCTGTTTTTGTTTTGTTCATGTGTTTGTTCTCCTTATATTTTGTATTTGTTTATTGAGTAGTCGACAATTTGTCGATTACTGATATTAATTAGTAGCCCTCAGTTTGAGGTTAACTGACCTAAATTCTGACTATTACCATTCGTAATACCTAAATTCTGAGTACCAAGATTGTTGGCACTTAAATTTTTGCTACGAAGATTGTTCGTGCCTAAAACTTTAGTCCGCTAAACTGTCGATTACTGACCTAAGTTTTGTACGTTAACATTATTAACGGTTAGGATTTTGGTATTACTAATAGTAAGACCTAAATTTGACCCGCTAACATTATTAGCGGTTAAGATTTTGAGTGCTAACATTATTAGCACCTAAATTCTTGGTAGGAACATTATTCACACCTAAAACTTTGGTCTACGAACATTATTCGTGGTCAAAATTTAGTCGAATAATTCTTTTTTCAATTCTACTCTTTCCTTTTTTGCTATATTAAGCAAGTCCTCTTTTAATTCTTCTGTACCATTGAAGAGGAATATTGTTTTGATTTTGTTTTTTCTATCTGGTTGCACTTGCACAATATGATGACCTCTGCGCAATAATTCGTTTGTTAGATCACCATTATGTATTACAATCCTTCCGTCACTTGTATATTCCATTATTCTTTCACCTCGATTGAATAGTTTAATAAATTTGTCTTTGTAAGCGCATAGCAGTATGGCTCTTTTGGGATTATCTCATCATATCTCTTCACTCTTTTTCCATAAATATCTTTCACAACGTCAATAAAATATTTATCTAGATAAAACTTATCCTGTGGCAATTCAATGTGAAGATTTGTGTCTGTATCCCATAAAAGAGTATCGTTGATTGCATCTATATCAATCTTTGTGATTACATGACCTTTTTTCAATGTAATCTTCTCTCTGAGACGGTATTTGTCTTGGATTGCGTAAAATTCTTCCTTTTCATGCCGTTCGATGCAATGATAAAATTCTGGTAAATCTAATACATCTACCAGATAATGCTTGATGTATTGTCTGTATCTTGAACTGTAATATCCCAAAAATGCGCTGTCGATTGCAAGCAACATCATCATTGCTTCATCTGTCAAACCTTCTTTTTGTAAACCGTACAATGACCAAAGTAGTAATACTGTTGACCCTGCATATTTCTCTGTGTAATTTTGTCTTGTGATATTTTCCATAAGATTTGGATTAATAGATTCTTCGTTTTTGTAATCAATATTTGAAAATCTTGTGATGTGATTATCGAAGCATTTGCCTTTGTGCAATGCCAGATCAACGCCAATTCCTTCTGACTGTGTGGCGTTCTTTGTTTTTCCTTTGAGGTCTTGTCCCTCATGTCCTTTTACTTTCTTCTTTAATAAAAATATTTCTTCAACACTCCATCCCATTGCTTGCTTTAAGATTGCGCAAGATAGTAATGAGTCAATGTCGTCCGTCAAAATTGCATGATATTTATTTGTTGTATCTTTGTACCATGTTGGTAAATTCTTTGTTTGATTCTTCTTCATATCTGTCACCGATTAGTGAGCAAGATGAATCAACACCTTGCCCATCTAATTGGCAAACAAATACGAAAGTGAATAAGAATTTATACATCTTACTCACCTTCCTTTCTCCATTTGTTAAATTCTGGTTGCTAATTTTCAAGTTTCTCCAACTAAAATTAAAATCATTATTGAAACTAAAATATAATTACCCTATGCCCTAAGACAGGGCACAGCAGTTATTTGTCGACCGAGTTATTTTTGACGCGGGCTTTTTTGCTTGTTTTCTTTTCCTCTTGCGGTTTCAATAAACCATAACAGCAGTTTAACCAATCATTGTACATCTTCTCGGTCGGGATTACCTCGCATCTTTCGATGCCTTTAATCCATCTGGTAGAGCATCCGAGACACTCAGCCATATATTTTTGTGTAAGGTTATGATAAATTCGTAAAAATTTTAAACGATCTCCGCCAAGCATCTCGTTGCTCCTTTCATTTATTACTCACCATCAGATACTGTTGGTGTGATTGTTGATCCTGCGACTACTACGCCACTGTCGTCGATCAGTGCAACTGCATAGTATTCTGAGCAATAAACTGTTGTTGTTCTTGTGCTTGCATCTCTAGCAGGTTCTACAAAAGGATTCTCTTTTGGAATTAAACCAATAGATTCCTTTTTGATTGTCAGGATATACCCCTCATGTTTTGCGGTATCGTATAATCTGTCAGTGACAAGGACAGGGATTCCTCTGAAATAACCTAATAAGTTATTCTGCATGATTCCTGTGCCATCGGCTGTAAATGTCTTTGTCTTGTCGACAAATCCATCCATCTTAAGAAATGATGGGACAAATGCGCTATGAATATAAATTCCTGCAAAATCTTCTGCGTTGGCATCATCCCCATATAAACCTAAGATTGCGTTCATCTCATCAAATGTAATCTGATGTTTTGTAGCAAGTTGGCTCTTTAAAGGTGTTGTTAAAGCAACATTAATGCAATCTGTATCCAGTTTTCTGGCAAGTGAGATTGCCTGCTGTTTGGCGGCTTCATCTAAAGCGTTACCGAACTCAACTGCGTCGTCGTAATCATTTACGGATACCGCAGGAGCGGCTACCATCTTAATAGTTGCCTGTGTGCTTGTCTGCTTTAACGCTGTCTTATCCATTGCAGTTCCAACTGTAATGTCTTTGGCATCACCAATGTAAGCCCATTTAGGCATAGACACTGTTTCCCCAGGTTTTCCTACTAAAGATTTAACTACCTTAGCGCACTGAGAGATAACTACTTTTCCTTCGATTTTTTCTCTTACTAACTCTGCGTAAACGTCTGGAATGATCATGTTTTTATTTACTGCATTTGTAGAATTGTTATTAATATTTGCCATTTTGTTTCCTCCTTAATTATTTGTTAATTTGAGTTTTGATTTCTGAGACATCTTCTCTGATGTCATCTAAGTCATCCTTATAAGATGTAAGCACCTGCACGAATTCTGCGTTTGTAGCAGATAATTTCTCGTTTTGTTCTTGTGCCTTTGAGATGACCGAATATAATTTTTCTTCTCTGGTTTCGTTTTGTGTCTGCGATTTTTCCCACAATTTCCAAATGAAAAAAGCCATGGCAATTACCATGACAATCGGAAATCCTAACTGACTTATCGCAGTTTGAAGTACATTGTAATCCACTCCTTTGTCTACCTTTCCGAAAACCGTATTTAACGAACGCAAAAGTTCCGTCGTTTCCCCAGATGTGTGGAATTATCTGGCTAATGCCTTATAAAGTTCAGGATTGTCTTGAAAAAGTTGTGCTTTTTCTCCGTAGGACATCTTTTTGAAGTCGGACTTTGTAACTGCTTGCTGTTTACTGTGGTTACTGGGTTTGCTCCCATTGTTTAACAGATAGCCATTGATTGCTACACTTACCGCTTCTAATCCTGCGTCAACATCTTCACCAAGATTCAGATACTGTCCTAACTCTGTTGGTAAGCCAAGTTCATTAAGTTTTGTAGATAACTCTGCTTGACGTTCCTTTGCCAGTAATTTCTGTTCTCTCGCCTCAAGTTCTTTCATACGATTTTCAAACTGAATTTCGCTATCTGATTTCTGAGCAGGTTTGTACTGATTTAGTTCCTCTTTCACTGTTCTGAGTTCGTTTGAATACTTTGTTCTAATCTTATCGCCCTCAGATTGAAGAATCTGCTGTACTCCTGCAAGTTGTTCATCAGATAGATTTAATGTTTCTAGTTCCATGCTTCACGTCCTTTCCAGTTGCATACAAAACGCCCTGCAATAGCAGTTCTATCTGTCGCCCCTGTAATGATGTTGTTAATTTGTTGTATCAAAAAAAGATCTATCGCAATTGATAGATCTCTTTCTTCCTTATATAATATAATTGTTTCTAAAGTCGCAGATTACGACCTTAGGATTTCTAAGATGGTAAATTGCCACCTTAAGGTTCAAAGGTTACCTATTTGGTAACCCTTGATTGGGACATAACAAGGGAGTATCTTTTGTGATACCCCCTGCTACGTCTATATATACATTTGAATTAAATAACGAACATTTTTATGTTGGGGTATACGCCCCCTTATAGACACATTTCGTGTACCGATTTTTTCGGTACATTTCATTTTTTTAAAATTTTTTGAAACGATTTTTTCGGTACATTTTAACCCAATATCAAAAACTAAATTTTTTGATTCTCAAAATATATTGTCCCCCTTATACACACATTTCGTGTTCTGGATATCTAGTACATTTGAAAATTTTGAATTTTTTCGTACTAAATACCCAGTACATTTTTACCCAATATCAAATGCTAACATTTTGTATTTTGCTTCTCCATATAGACACATTTCACCAACCGTTTTTTTCGGCTGTTTGTCATTTTTTAAAAATTATTTGACCGAAAATAACGGCTGTTTTTAGACCCATATCAAATGC